AAGGTCGAGGAAGTGAAGCTCGAAGGCGCGCAGATCACCGGCGGCCAGGTGTCGATCAACGAGTCGGAGTGACCGATGGACTGGGATGACATCGTCGACGGCAAGATCCTCGGTCCTCTGATGGCGCAGTTCGGGACGGCGATCACCTATATGCCGATCGACGGTGGCTCGTTCCAGATCACTGGCGCTTACGATAAGGCGTTCTTCGGCGTCGATCCGGTGACTGGGTCGACGGTCGTCACGCAGCAGCCGACGGTTGGCATCCAGGTCTCGCAGTTCCCCGTCGAGCCACAGCAGTACGACACGCTGATGATCAATAAGACGGGCGAGCAGTGGCAGGTGCGCGAGGTCCATCTTGACGGTCACGGCGGGGGCCGACTCATGCTCAACGTTCCGGGGCAAACCGATGCCTGATCAAACTGGCCGCGCGCAACTGCGCGGCGCGCTGCTTTCGATCTTGCAGACGATCCCGGGCGTGACGGTGTATTCGCCCGGCGACTGGAACGTGGCGGCTCCAAAGCTGCCCGCGATCAAGCTGCGACCGGCGAAAGAGCGCAAGCAATCGAACGGCAGAAACGGTCCGACGGCTTTCACGACGGTCGCAGCATTCGAGATCAAGGCGGAGGTGTCGGCGGCATCTGGGCCGGCCGCTCTTCTCGCGCTGGAGACGCTCGGCGCGGAGATAGAAGAAGCGGTCTTCAAGAGCATTCCGTTGCGCCGTATCGTGCAGGACTTCTCGTTCTGCGACACGGAAACGGAGGTGACCGCTGATGGCTCGACACACGTAGGCGGCCTTTCAATCCTCCTGGGCCTTGAGTTTGTCGAGACGTTCTATCCGGACATCAACACGCAGTTGCTAGCGGTGAACGTGACGGCTGACCTCACGAACGTCGCCGATCCGAACGGCACCTATCCAGACCCACCATTCCCCGACGCTGTCACGCCGGCCCCGCGCACGCAGGGCCCGGACGGCCGCGCGGAAGGCGAGGTCAACGTTCAATTTCCTCAATAGGAGCGACGAATGATCGTCAAACCTGCACCGGGCCTCGTAGTGCGGCATCCGGTTACGAAGCAGTTGCTGCCGCCCGAAGGCATCGAAGTGCCGGATGGCGACATCTTCTGGACCCGCGTGCTCAATGACGGCGACGTCGTTCTCGCGGACAACGCGGCTCTGCCCGCACCGAAGCAGTCGGGGAGTGACGCAGAATGACCATTCCGTTCAAGCAGATCCCGCAGAACAATCGGACGCCGTTGTTCTTTGCCGAGATCGACAATTCGCACGCTAATTCGGCAGTCGCGAATCAGCGCGCGCTGCTCATCGGTCCGATCACGTCTGCAGGCGCGGCGACGCCGAACGTTCCTCTCATCTCGTCGGGAACGGGTGACGCGAACGTTCAAGCCGGTGCAAATTCCATTCTGGCGCTGATGACCGCCGCGTATCGCCAGAACGATCAGTTCGGCGAACTCTGGTATCTCCCTGTGCAGGACGCCGCGGGCGCCACAGCCGCGACGGGCTCGATTGCCTTCACGTCCGCCCCGACGGCGAACGGTACGATCTCGCTGTACATCGCTGGCCAGCTCGTGACGGTGCCGGTAACCGCAGGCCAGACGACGGCTCAAATTGCCACAGCCGTGGCGGCCGCCATCAACCTGATCACGGCGATGCCAGTGACGGCGGCGGCTTCGACAAGCACCGTCAATCTGACGGCCGACAACAAGGGCCTCGTCGGAAACGACATCGACGTCCGCTTCAACTATCAGGGCACGCCAGCAGGTGAAGCGTTGCCGACTGGGCTCGCGGCGACCATCACCGCGATGGCGGGCGGTGCGACGAATCCGACCCTTACCACGGCGCTGGGCAATCTCAATGACATGCCCTTCGACTTCATCGCGTGCGCGTTCACCGACGTGACATCGCTCGACGCCCTGAAGGCGTTTTTGAATGACTCGACGGGCCGCTGGAGCTGGCAGCAGCAGGTGTATGGTCACGTGTTCATCGCATACCGCGGCACGTGGGCGAGTCTCACGACGTTCGGCACGTCGCGCAACAACCAGCACGAGTCGATTATGGGCTTTAACGACTCGCCGACGCCTCCGTGGCAATGGGCCGCTGCGGTCGCAGCAGTTACCGCAGTGAGCGTGCGCGCCGATCCGGGCGTGCCGATGCAGACTGTCGCGCTGACAGGCGTGTCTGCTCCGCCGCTGCAATCGCGCTTCAACCTCAGCCAGCGCAACGCGCTGCTGTATGACGGAGTGTCAACGTTCACGGTCGGACAGGACGGCACGGTCGCCATCGAAAATCTGATCACGAGCTATCAGACGAACGCGTTCGGGCAGCCAGACAACAGCTATCTCGAAATCGAGACGATGTTTCTGCTGGCGTACGTGCTGCGCCGCCTGCGCACGATGGTCACGTCGAAGTACGCCCGCGTGAAGCTTGCAGCGAACGGTACCCGCTTCGGCCCGGGAGCAGGCATCGTGACGCCGAACATCATCAAGGCGGATCAGATCGCCGAGTATCAGGCGATGGAATATGAGGGATACGTGCAGGGTAGCGACATCTTCGCCCAAGCGCTTATCGTCGAGCAGAACGCGCAGAATCCCAATCGCGTGGACGTGCTCTGGCCGGGGACGCTGATCAATCAGCTGCGAATGTTCGCGCTGCTCGCGCAGTTCCGCCTGTCCACGAGTCAGACCTAAGCATTTCGCCAACGCTGTGCGCCGCCCTTAGCCGGGCGGCTTTTTTATTTGTGGAGAGCCAACGATGGCGAACAACACGAATTTCATTGCCGGGACCGCGTACATCACGGTCGACGGTGTGAACTATCAGCTCGAGGGCGAACTGCGCTACGACGTAGGCGGCAAGAAGCGTGAGACTCAGGGTGGCCAAGACACCATCCACGGTTTCAGCGAGAAGCCGCGGGCGCCGTTCATCGAAGCATCGATCCGCGATTCCGGTGGCCTGAGCTGGGCGGCCATCAACGCGATGACGAATGTCACCGTCGTTCTCGAGCTCGCGAACAAGAAAATCGTCATCGGTCGAAACATGTGGACGGTTGGCGATGATCGCGCCGTCGATACCACTGAGTCCAAGGCCCCTGTCCGCTGGGAAGGCCTGGAAGGCGCTGTTACGGAGCAGTGATCAATGAGTGACACGACGACCATTCAACTGCGCAAAGCGCTGACCTATGGCAAGGGTGACCAGGCCAAGACGGTTGCTTCGATCACGCTCCGTGAGCCCACCGCTGGCGATTACGAGACGGCAGAAGACAACGCTGGAATTTATGGCTGGCAGGTCACGCTGATCGCTCTTCTCAGCGGCGTCCCCGTTGACGTGATCGATCAGATGTACACGAGCCAAATCGACGAAGCCGCCGATTTCATCGGGTCGTTCGGCAAAGAGTCGATCAGCAGCACGAAGCCCAGCGATGACGAGATACAGCTGGTGCTCCAGACGCCCGTCAATATCACGAGCGATGAGTCGGTGCTCAATGCCGCGACTCTCGACCTGTGCGAGCCCACGAATCAACAAAGGCGGAAAGCTGCGAAGGCAGGCGGCATCTTTGCGTCGAGCGTTGCACTGATCAGCATCGTCGCGAAGGTTCCGAAGAGCACGGTGCGTGCGTTGACAGCGCGGGACTTCATGGCTGCGTGTGCCTACTTCAACGGTTTTCAGCTTCGGCGGACAGCGGACTCGGACGACTGATTGCCGCCGTCACGGCTGTGCCGGAAGGCTGGGATGACGTCCTCGCGGAGCTGACGCATTTCATGCGGTGGGGGCCGAACGACGTCGAAGGCATGACGGTTTCCGAGACATTGCGCTGGCTTGACCAAGCGAAGCGCATGAAACAACAGATTGGAGTAAACGTATGAACGTAGGAGGCGGCGCAGGCGCAGTGCTCGGCACCACCTCGGGCATCTCCAATCTGGCGAGTTCGCTGGCTGCTCGTCTAGGCGGCTCGGCGGGTTCGTATTTCGACCAGTTGCGTCAGGCCAAATTCAGGGAAGTGCCGTTTGTTTCCCTGGGTGGCGAGTCAGCTTTCGGGCGGCGCAACGAACTGCATGAGTACCCTCTGCGCGACATCCCATGGGCCGAAGACCTTGGGCGGGGCACCCGTCGATACAGAGTCTTCGGATTTGTTGTTGGCGATGACGTGATCGCGCAGCGCGACCTGATGATCGCAGCGTTGGAGACACAAGGCCCGGGTGAGCTAGTTCATCCGACGTTGGGGCGCTTGTATGTCAGCCTGATGGACTTCCGTTGTATCGAGCGCTGGGAGAAGGGCCGCTACTTCGAGTTCGAGTTCGATTTCGTAGAAGTCGGGGTGCGGGTTTATCCGCAGGCCTCGGTACTAGGCGGCAGCCTGATTGAAAGCGCGGCGAATGCGCTGAATCTGGCCGCCGCGCTTAACTTCGCGAAGACGGCATTGAACGCAATCGCATACGGGGCCGCGGTGCTCGGGTCTGCGGTCAGCACGGCTGTGGGCTGGTACACGTCGGCAAAGAACTTCATCGGCGATGCGCGGAATCTGTTCCGCCTTCTGACGAACCTGCCTGGCGACTTCGGTCGATTCGCTGGCAGCGCGACGGTGCCGACCTTCAGCAAATATCCGAGTTCGTCGGTCGACACGAGCGGCGCGACGGTCGCGAATCTGACGCAGGCCGCTACAGTTGCCCGCGCAAATCTCGACACGGCCTCGGCGACGCTCGACGCCGCCGCGCGCGCGCTTGACGCATCGACGATCGATGATTTCACCGCGGCGGTGCAAGGCGTCACGGACGCGGTGCTGGCGGCGACGCCAGATCCGGCAGATTCGATCCGATTGCTCACATCGCTCGCTGGTTATTTGCCGAGCGGCGCGACAACGACGTCCGCAATAGGGACGGCCATGGCGTCGATGCAGTCTGCATGCTCTGATCTCTTTCGGCGCACGACGATTGCATCCATCGCCGTCGCCGCATCGACGTATGAGCCGACATCGAGTGATGATGCAGCGCGCGTGCGCGGGCAGGTGCTTGATCTGATCGATGCGGAGATGACCATCGCCGGCGATCAGGGTGACGACGAAACGTACGAAGCGCTGTGCTCACTGCGGCAAGCCGTCGTTTCGGATTTGAATCAGCGCGGCGCGGGACTGCCCGCGATTCGGACGTTCGTGTTCGCGGCGCCGCTTCCTTCGTTGACGCTCGCGAATCGCTTGTATCGAGCTGCAGATCGCGCGGATGAATTGGTGGCGCAGGCAAACCCGGTTCATCCCGCTTTCATGCCGCAGTCGTTCAAGGCGCTGTCGATCTAGTCAGTAACCGCTGTGATTTCCACAATGGTTGCCAAGCCCCTATTTTTTTGATTTGGTAGGGCTGCTTCTTAGATGTTCATGCTCTGGTTTGAGTTTCCCGTTCTCATCAAGAATGCCAAGTTGAGTTCCGAGGCCCACCATCTCGACGATGGGCGCCTGAGCTGATTTGAGATCCCCATGCATCATTGCGTCGGAGAACTGTTTGGTCAGCTTTGTCAGGCGGTCTGACATCGCGTCCCCTGTTGGTGGAATTCGTTCATTCACGAGTCTCAGAAAGACTGCGCACATAGAAAGTAGGCGGCTTTGAGCTTCGATCACCGCTTCCTTTCGTTCGACAACAGAGACAAGTGCCTCAATTCCGCCACTCATTGATTCGGACGCTCCCTTTCCTTGGAGAGAATCTTCGAGACGGGCAATGATCTCTGCGTTCAGAGAGCGCCCATTCTCTGATGCAGCCTGCTCTAAGTGGCCTCGCAATAACGGCTGCATGCGCAATCCGAACGGCGCAATGTGAGAAGTTGGTGGTCGTGTCGTCATGGCGACATGGTGTAGCTAAAAAACGCTTGACGCAATAGCTACATGGTGAAATGATTACACCGTGGCGACATAATGGAGCTATACATGAAAGCGAGTGGATCATCCCCTTTCGGCGTGCGCATGCCGGAGGAACTTAAAAATTGGCTGAAGCAGAGAGCAGTTCGTAACAGACGCAGCGCGAACAGTGAAATCTTGGCGATGCTGGAAAGCATCCGCTCGTCTGAAAAAGAAAACGCCCCGCTGGCTGCAACCGGCGAGGCGTTGGTGACGCAGTGAACCCCCTAAGGAACACACATCATGGCGAATAGTAGCAAATCATCGGAAATTGTCCAAATCCGTGTGCCATTCCACGGCGCTGAACTGTATGTCGTCGAGCACGACGGCGAGCCGTACACGCCGATGAAGCCGATAGTCGACGGAATGGGATTGGACTGGGCGAGCCAGTTCACCAAAGTAAAGCAGCGGTTCCAGTCAACTATTGTGGAAATCACAATGGTTGCCGAGGACGGGAAGCGCCGGTCAATGACGTGCCTGCCGGTGAAGAAACTGCCCGGCTGGCTTCATTCGATCAACGTCGGAAAGATTCGCCCGGAACTGCGCGAGCGCGTGGCTGAATATCAGGCGGAATGTGACGACGCGCTTTGGCAATACTGGAACGAGGGCATCGCCGTGAATCCACGCGTTGCGTTCGCGGTGAACCCTGGTGATGTCCTCACGGCTGACCAGCAGGAAACGCTTCGTCTGATGGTCAAGACGCTTGTCGAACGGTTGCCGAAGGCTAAGCAGGGCGGCGCGACGATCAAGATTTGGTCGAAGCTGAAGTCGCACTTCAAGGTCGGCTACCGGCAGATCCCACAAGCGGAATTCACGGAAGCGGTCAGTATCGTGACGCGCACTGCTTCAGAGTGGGAGATAGTCGACGAAGAGGGCGAGGCGGATGGAATCACATTCAAGGTCCCGAGTTACGGGCGATATGTAGTGGAGGCTAGTCCGCTGGGGTCATATGTGTTTGATGCTCGTGACGTCGCATACGTGATGAACAGGGATCTGGGACAGATGAAAAGCGAGATGCGCTCATTGAGCGATTCACTCGATGCGATGAGGCAGAAAATCTCGGACTTCGCAGACGATCGGACTAAGCCGCATGTGCTCAGGCCGGTCGCGATCGACATGCGAGTTTGCGTTTAGGTCAGTTTAGGGCGCGCTGGATGGTGGTCATCTTGCCGTTGACGCATTTGGTGACGACCTGCAAACGCTTCAGGTAAAGCTGGCCATTCTCACCTTCTACCATGCGCTGCGTGACACCACCCGTTGGCCAGCGACAGGTCGGCTCCGTCATGTTGCCCTGTGCATCGAGCACAGGCGCAACATCTTGGCCGTTGAACCTATAGTGCGGCGGTGATCCGGTGTCACCCTCTCTGGCCAGAGGCGAACCGCCGACTGTTACCGCCCCGGTTCCCCAGTTAGATGCTTCAAACCGAAATCCTTTTGAGAAATCTTTGCACCCGTCCTCGGGGGAGACGCCGCACGCGTAGGTATGGTCTGCGGTTACTTCATACACGGGGCTCGCGGATGCAGCGGTCGCGGAAAATGTAGCGCACAAAAGTGCGATAAGTGTCTTCATCGACGGTTATTCCTCGGCTTGGGATCCGCAAATATTAGCGCAGGCTATGCCAAATAATCTGACAATCGTCATCAGCGCGCTCGACAGGACGGGTGCGGGCTTCGCTTCGGCGAACCGGAACCTCCGCGCCATCGATCAAGCAATGATGCGCACGACGCGCTCGTCGCAGCGAATGACGGCGGTGCAAAGCTTTGTGACTGGTGCGACACGCGCGAGCGCGCTCAGCGGCGCGTTGCTTGCCGGTGTCGTTGGTGCCGCCGCGCTTGTCACGTCGAAGATCCTCTCGATCGAGACAGCGTGGGCGAACACCGTGCGCAGCGTCAGCAACAAGTCCCTGACGCTCGGCATCGACGCCAAGCAGCTTTTCGGCATCCAGAACGCCGCGAAGTCGGTCGGCATTAGCGGGGAACAGGCGACATCGTCGGTGGAGGGCGTGACGCGCGGGTATTACGAGTCGACGCAGGGCCGCGATCCGCAAAAGCGGATGATTTATCAGGCGTACGGCATCAATGGACTCGATGCGCGCGGGCAGTTCAGTTCCGAGCGCCTGCTCGAGCAGATCGCCGCAGCGGGCGAGAGCGTGAATAGTCGGAACGGCCCACTCGCGCGGCACCGCCTGTTTGGAGCGCTCGACGCTAATGGCTTGGAAGATCTGTTGAACAAGGGTGCTGGTGGTGTACGCGATCGCTATGCGCGTGGCGTCGCGCTCGCACCGAGCGAGGACGATATTCGTCACGCGAACGACTACGCCGAGGCGATGGCGAGGCTCGACGCGCAGTTCGACAAGACGAAGCAGACAATACTCGGCGGCCTTGCTCCGGCGCTGACAACCTTCCTCGAAGGTGTCGAGCGCGTCATTGCGCGCGTGAATGGGCAGGACTTTGTTCCGACGCGCTGGAATGGCAGCACCTACGTCCCGGCATCGTCGCCCGATGCGCCGCCTGCCGCGAACCTCGGCGACCGCGCGATCGATGGACTAGAAAAATTTGGCAACTTCCTGCGCGGAAACGGCGCGCGCACAAACGCGCAAGTTGGCGCTGAGCCGAACGCCAATGTTCCTTATGCGGTGAAGTTCTTTGAGGATCGTGGCTGGACCAGAGCACAGGCAATCGGACTTACTGCAAACCCCTTGCACGAGAGCGGGCTTGACCCAGTTGCAGAGGGAGATAACGGGAAGGCGTTCGGTGTCGCGCAATGGCACCCTGATCGTCAAGCGAATTTTGAGCAGTGGGCAGGGCACTCGATCCGTACGTCAACTTTGGACGAACAACTGGCGTTCATGAATCACGAGCTTCGCAATGGCACAGAGCAACGCGCCGGTGCGGCGCTCGAAATGGCTCGCACGCCAGAGGAGGCCGCCAGCGTTGTCTCCCGTCTGTACGAGCGTCCCGCAAATGCTGCTGCGGAAGCAACGGCGCGCGCAGCGACGGCGAGCCGCATCGCTGGCCTCTATTCCGGCGGCCAGCCACCAGCTGCTGCGCAACAAGACGCGGCACCGGCGCGGTCGGACGGCGAGTTGCGCGTGAAGGTCGAACTCGGAAACCTGCCGAAGGGATCGCGCGCTGAAGTATCTGGCACGCCTAATGTGAAATCGACGGTGGAGCGAGGCTCAACCGGATCAACCAGCCAATTCGCGCTCGGAGCGACGTACTGATGAATTCGCTCGTTGTGACGCTGCCGGAATCGAAGATCTCGATCACCGGCTGGAAAGGCGCGCGCGTGACGCGTTCGATCGAGAGCTGCACCGGATCGTTCGTTTTGGAAATGACCGAGCGGTTTCCCGACGAGGTCGACGAGGCAACGCTGATAGGCGGTGTGCCGATTCAGATCGCGATCGATGCCGACAACCTGCTTCTGACCGGGTATGTCGACACCGTCGAATACATCATCACGCCGCACGAGCATCTGATCCGAGCAACCGGCCGCGGCCGATGTGAGGATCTGATCGACTGCAGTGCGCCCGTCGATCGGATTCTGGCAAATAGCCGAATCGATGCTGTTTGTCGCGCGCTGGTGAAAAACTTCGACATCGAGGTGGTGGTCAGCGCAAGCCTGCAGGCGGTGATCGATGACCTTCCGACGATCCCGTTTCAGTTGATCTCGATTTCCGAAACGCCGTGGGAGATCATCGAGCGTTGCTGCCGTTACAGCGGCGTGCTCGCGTTCGAGCTTGAAGATGGCTCGTTGTGTCTCGCGCTTGCCGGTGACGCACTCGGATCGACGGGCCTCGAGCTCGGCGCGAACGTCGAATCGGCGGTGTCAGTGAAGAGTTCGTTAGGGCGCTTTTCGAGCGTCTCGGGCGTGCTGACGAATTACAACAACGCGACGGACATTGGCGTCAACTTGCTGCCGGAATACACGGCGTATGACCCGGGCGTGAAGCGGTACAGGCCGAAGTTCATCGTGTCGGAGCAGCCTTCGTCCGATCGGACGTATCTGCAGCGGCGCGTCGACTGGCAGATCGCACGCGCTTATGGCATGTCGCGGCAGGTGCGCGTGCTGGTCGACAGTTGGACCGATTCGAGTGGCTCACCCTGGTATCTGAACTATCAGGTGCCGGTCACGATGCCGCTGCTCAAGATCCCGGAGAAGACGCTGCTGCTCATCACTGAGATCAGTTTCATCCTCGACGAGAACGGCACGCATACCGAGCTTCTGCTCGCGCCGAGGCAGGCATATCTTCCCGAGCCGCTCGTTCTACAACGCATTGATCCGGACATCGCGCCGGCCTAAAGGACCTTGAATGCTCGACGCATTGAACGTGCTCTCACGGCGGATTCGTCTGTTCGTGAGCCGCGCGGTGATCTCGTTCGTCGATGATTCGCGAACAGTTCAATACCTGCAGGCGAAGATAAACGCGCTTGAGACGGTCGGTGACATACCGCGCTACGTCGAGTATGGCCTGTCATCGAATCCGCCGCTCGGGTCCGAGGCACTGATCGTGTTCGGCAATGGAGAGCGCACGAACGGCATCGTCATCGCCACGTCGAACGCGAAATATCGGGTCACGGCATTGGCGACCGGCGAGGTTGTCGTGCACGACAACACGGGGCAGAAGGTTTATCTCTCGCAATCGGGTATGCGTCTCGACGGCGGTGGAAAGCAAATCACATTGACGAATACACCGGTGGTTCTCGCTGATACGCCGATTCTTCGATGCACGGGCGACATCATCGACAACTACGGCGTCAACACGCGCACGGTCGCGGGCATGCGGACCGTAGCAAACGGGCACACCCATCCGATCACGAACGTCCAGACCGGCAGCAGCACCATCAACACGCAGCCGCCGACACAGCCGGAGTAATAGATGCCTGATATCAGCATCGTCTGGGATGCCACGAACAGCCGCGGAGATTGGCAGCAACTCGGGCCTGACCTGCTCACCGGTAACGATCTGCAAACAGCTGTTTTGCTAAGCCTTTTCACGGATCGAGTTGCGAACGCCGACGACGTCATTCCAGACGGCACTGGCGACCCGCGCGGCTGGTGGGGCGATCTCGACGAAGACACGCCGATCGGCTCTCGGCTCTGGTTGCTCGATCGATCGAAGCAGACTCAAGAGGTGCTCAACAACGCGCGCGACTACATCGTTGAGGCGCTGCAATGGCTCGTTGATGACGGCGTCGTCGCGAGCATGGATGTTCAGACGGAATGGACGCGCGACACGTTTCTTGGCGCGCAGATCACGCTCTATCAACCGGCCGGGCCCAGCGTCTCCATGACGTACGCATGGGCGTGGCAACAGCTCACTTGATATGCCATTCCACCGAAAAACGCTCTCCACCTTGATCAGTGAGGTGGCGGCCGACATCAACTCGGCCTTGCAGGGTGCTGATGCAACACTGCGTCGCACGGTTCTGAAGGTGGTCGGCAAGGTGCAGGCCGGAATGTCGAACCTGCAGATGGGATACCTTGACTGGATCGCAAAGCAGGCGGTTCCATTCACTGCCGAAGATGAGTATCTGGAGGGTTGGGCGGCGCTCAAGAAGGTCTATCGCAAGACCGCGACGCCGGCACAGCTGATTGCTTCGTTCGCGGGCGTCACGGGAACCGTGCTCAATGCGGGGACGCCGGTCATGCGCGGCGATGGGGCCGCGTACATGACGGCCTCAACAGCGACTGTCGGCGTAGGCGGCTTGTTGTCTGTGACTATCGTGGCGACCGACGCTGGATCGGATGGCAATGCGGACGTGGGAACGACCGTAGGGCTAGGCGCGCCAGTCACTGGCATCCAGTCCGTGGGCGCGATCACGGGAACAGTGGCATCCGGCGCGGACATAGAAGATAACGATGACTTGCGCACGCGAATGCTCGCTGCCTACCAGAACACGCCGCAAGGCGGCGACCTGAACGACTATGTCGGGTGGGCGCTCGCGGTCCCGGGCGTGACACGAGCCTGGTGCGCACCGAACGGCTTCGGAGCCGGCACGGTCGTGATCTACACGATGTGTGACTCGGCAGAGGCTTCACATAACGGATTCCCACAAGGCACGAACGGCGTATCGCAATATGACAAAGGGCCAGGCGGTACGCCGCGCGGCACGGTCGCGACTGGCGACCAGCTCGTTGTTGCCGACGCCGTCGTCAATCAGCAGCCGGTCACGGCGCTCGTTTATTCGTGCGCACCCGTCGCGAACAGTCTGACGTTCACGCTTTCCGGCCTGCTGGGCACATCGACCGCGACTCGCGCTGCGATTGCTTCGGCGATCTCCGACGTGTTGTTTCGTAACGGCGACCCGCGCGCAGGGACGATCAATCGATCAGACATCGAATCCGCGATCGCATCTGTTTCAGGTACGAGCGGCTTCGTCATAACGCTCGTGCAGGGTCTCGTTGGCGTGACGACCACCACCTATCCGGGAAATATCACGAGCGGGTTCGGTCAGCTTCCAGTGCTCGCCGGCGTGAACTACGTTTGAGGAATCCATGCTTGCACCGAACTTCAAGGCGGCCGATTTTCTGGCCGCCATGCAGGCGCTTCTGCCTCGTGGCCGCGTGTGGCCGCGCGATCCAGACACGGTCCAGTCCAAGGTTCTGTCCGGGCTAGCGCCAAGCTATGAGCGGCAGACGGCGCGAGCGAATTACCTACTGGTCGACGCATTCCCTTCGACGACGTACGAGCTCCTCCCCGAGTGGGAGTCGACGCTTGGCTTGCCGGATCCATGCGCCGGGGCCGCGCCGACAATCCCGCAGCGTCGACAGCAGGTGATCGCGCGCCTTATCACCACCGGCGGAGCATCGATTCCGCTCCTAACCGCGTTCGCTGCCTCGCTGGGATACACCGTAACGATCACCCAGTTCACGCAGGCGCGCGCCGGGATGTTGCGGGCGGGGCAGCCGGTCAACGGATACGACTGGAATTTCGCCTGGAAGATCACCGCGCCGCTCAATACGGTCGTGCGTGCAGTAGCGGGCGCAATGGCCGCGGGAGATCCGCTGGCGTCGTGGGGCAACAACGTTCTCGAGTGCGAGTTCCGGGCGGTAATGCCGGCGCACACCATTCCAATTTTCGCGTACGCCTAAGAGGGCAATCACATGTTTCGAATCGATGACCCGACTGCAGCGACGTCGCTTCCAGCACCAGAAGCGGCCGGCACGGAAGGCTATTTCACAGAAGGCAATCCGACGGCTGGCACGCCCGCAACGAACGTCCGCGGATCGTGGCTGAACATGATTCAGGAGGAGCTTCGAGCAATTGTCGTGGCGGCCGGACTTGCTCCGAGTAAGACCACCTACACGCAGGTTCGCGACGCGATCAAAACCATGGTGGGCTTCCGCAACATCTTTGCGGCGGCGAACTCGACTACGTTCACAGTTCCCTCATGGTGCAACGTTATTAAGTGCCGCGTCTGGGGCGGAGGAGGAGGCGCTGGAGGCACTAATGGAGCCTCTGCTGCTGCCTCTGGCGGAAACGGAGGCGGCTATACAGAAGGTGTGTTCTCAGTCACTCCGGGACAAGTGTTGACGGTCACTGTTGGAGCTGGAGGGACGTCCGGGCCGGTCGGCAGCAATGGCGGAACTGGCGGAACGAGTTCCGTCGGTGCCCTGTGTTCCGCGACGGGCGGTGGTGGCGGCGTCGGCATCAATAGTGGTTCTGCCGCGGGCAATACGACGACCTTCGGTAACGGCGCTGGTGGCGTGATCAACGTCACGGGCCAAGGTGCATCGAGCGGCTTTCTATTTGGCACCTCGTACGCGGGCTCGCAGGGTGGCGGCACGTTCGGCGCTCCGCCATCGCCTATGGCATTGGGGCGAGCCGGCTATAACGGGCTTTTTCCTGGTGGTGCTGGCAGCGGCGCGGCCGGCGGGAATTTCGCGGGCGGCGCAGGTGCCGGCGGCCTCGTTATCATCGAATATTGAGGAACGACATGATCTACGCACGCATTGAAAACGGGTTGGCTGTGGAGATCGTCGAGCCGATGCTCGATGATGACGGCAACGAAGTGCCGATCGAAGATCGATTCCATCCTGAGATCGTCGCAACGCTGATCGACATCACGGGCGTTCAGCCGTCTCCGAGGCAGGGGTGGACATTCGACGGTACAAACTTCGCAGAATACGTACCGCCGCCTCGCGCTTCATCAGAGATCCTTGCGACGGACACGGGCGTCCGAGACGTTTTGCTTGCAGAAGCGACTGCACGTATCGCCCCGCTGCAAGATGCTGTTGATCTTGACGAGGCAACAGACGCCGAAATCGCATTACTCAAGCAGTGGAAGCAGTATCGCGTCGGTGTCAATCGCGTCGATCTCACGCAAGCAACTCCGGTGTGGCCAACCGTGCCCTCAGCATAGGACGCGCATCATCGCTTATAGCCGCCTCCGGGCGGCTTTTTTTATGACCGGATGACCGGCGAGATTACGAGGGCAATACCGATGTCGGAATTCTGGAACGAGGGCGTCAAGTCGATCGTGACTGCCCTCGGAAGCGTGGGCACGTTCTGGGTCGGCGGCCGAATGTGGCGGCAGATAGACCGCCGCCGACAAGCAGAGAGTGAAGGCGAAGCCAACATCGTCAAGGCTGATTCAGCCGCTCAGGTTGAAGCGATCGGGCGGTTTGAGCGGCTCGCGACATTGGCGGAAGAGCGTGCCGGCCGAGCAGAGGCGCGAGAACTACTCGCAGTGCAGCGCGCTGACCGCGCCGAGGAACTCATGCGTGCCGCAGAGCAACGAGCCGACGCGGCCGATCGGCGTGCCCAGCACGCGGAGTCGGAGGTGCTCGAACTGAAAACTCGGATCGAACGTCTTGAGCGTGCGATCGACAACCGGAGGGAATCAGATGTCTCGCGTTCGTGACTGGCGATGGTGGGTTGTGGGCGCGTGCCTGGTGGGAGGGCTGGCTGGGGTAGCCGCAGTTGGCTTTTTCATCGGGCAGTGGGGCATGTCGGTCGAGCGGGCCACTTGGCAGGCAGAGCGCGCCGCGTATCTCGCACGGTTTCCGAAAGTTCGACAGGAGACGCGCGAAGCCTGCACGCGCGAATTCGCCGGCCGGATCGAGGGGCTTCAGAAGCTCAACGAACGCAGCGAACAGGCACTCATGGATCTGAAAGCGCAGATGACCGACACGCACGAGCTCGCAGCGTACACGCTTCGATACCTCGGCGACCGCGCGAAGCTGACCGATGCGCGGCAGGCGACGATGCTCAAGCAGACGCGCGCAGCTGCCGTCGCGGCCGTCGCGGCCGCGAAGAAAACCGAAGTCGTAGAGCAGAAGGTTTCGGTCGCGACAGCCAGTGCTGCGGAAGCGGCCAGCACGGCGAAAGCCACCGAGAAGAAGCTCGACACAGCCACGCGTCCAACGGCGGCCGTGCCCTCGACCCCATGGGCCGGCAGCAGACGTTGATTTGATCGTTATCGAAATATCGATAACGGAAACAGTTACCCGATACGACCCGGCCGCGCGCCGGGTTTTTCTTTGCAGAGGCACCATGAACCTCAAGCTTCGCCTAGTCGATGACGCGGCCAAAGTGCACACGTACTCGTCGACGATCATTGCGGCGGCATTCGGAGCCGTCTCCGCCGCGTCGCCTATTGTCGAGGCGGCATGGACGGGCATGCCCGACGAAGTGAAGTCGCTCCTGCCTGATAGTTGGCGGCTCGCGATCGCGATCACGGTCGGCTGTCTAGCGATCATCGCCGCCCGCTACACGACGACGTCCCCGAAAACGACAACGACCGAGGCGACCGATGGCGATGCAAGCGCAGCAGCCGAGTAAGCGACGCGGCAAAAAGACACTCGCGGCGACGATCGGCGCAGCAGCGGCGGCCGCGCTCGTCGCGCTCACAGCCTCTCAAGAAGGCGTGTCGCTCAAGCCATACAACGACCGTCTCGCAAACAACATCCAGACGGTCTGTTTCGGCGAGACGAACGTCGAGATGCGCGCGTACTCCCTGCCCGAGTGCAAGTCGATGCTCAGCGACAGCCTCGCTGGCTATGTCGACGAGGTGCGGTCGGTCACGCCCGGCTTCGACACACTGACGGACGGGCAGAAGGTCGCGGTCGTGGATCTCGCCTACAACATCGGCGTGCCGAACTACAAGGGGTCGACGCTTCGTAAGCGCTACATCGCGCGCGACTTCCCGGGCGCGTGCGCCGAGTTCATTAAGTGGCGGTTCGTCGCCGGAAAGGACTGCGCGATCGCGGCGAACCGCTGCGGCGGAATCGTGACGCGTCGCCAACTCGAGGCGCAGGCCTGCCGAGGAAACTGATATGGCGAAAATCCAAATCACCCAGAACGGCGATGCGCTTTTCGGCTGTCCCGGCTGCGGCATGCTGCACGTCGTCTATCTGAAGACGCCTGGGCGACCGCATTGGACATTCAACGGCGACGTCGACCGTCCGACGTTCTCGCCGTCGATCGCTGTGCACTGGACCGAGCATCCGCTCACTGACCCAGTGAAGAAAGTCTGCCATTCGTTCGTGACTGACGGCCAGATCCAGTTCTGCGGAGACAGTACGCACGAGCTCGCTGGACAGACGGTCGATCTTCCGGAGATGGAAACGTGAGCCCATACCTCATCACAGGAATCATCGCGGGCGCACTCGGCATCGCGATTGGGGGCGCGGCTGTGCACGCGGTCGATGCCACAAAGCTCGCAAGCGAGCAGACCACGCACGCACGCGACAACGAGATCAACGCGCAGAAGCTTCAGGCCGTTTCCGATGCGGCTGCGAGCTCGGCGCGCGCGTCGATCGCGAAACAAAACGACGCAGCCGCGCAACTCGCGCAGCTCGACGACAAGCTCAACCAGGAGAAGGCATCTCATGAAGCCGACAATGCGAAGAATCGCGCTGCTATCGCTGATGGCGCTCGCCGGCTGCGCGTCGCAGTCACCTCCTTCACCCCCGCAAGCGGTGGCAACGCCACAGATTCAGGCGCAGGCGCCAGCGGCGTGGGCGATGGTGCCGGTGGCACAGCCGAGCTATCACCTGCGTTTGGATCAGCTCTTTTCGGAATCGTCGACGACGCCGACAGCGACGCCCGCGCAAAAGCCGAATACCTCCAGCACTACGTCTGCATCCTCCAGCAGCAGGGAGTGATCGCGGGCACATGCAGCCTCACGACCACCGCGAAGGAATGACCACATGGCATCGAATCTGAAGTACAGCGCTGCGCTCAAGAACGGCCAGCAGGATCAGATCACAGCAAAAGTCGGCACGAGCGGCGCATACGACATCTACGACGGCACGCAACCGACGAACCCCGACACGGCCGTGACGACGCAGAACCTGCTCGCGACGCTCAACTGCAGCGCGACGTTCGCTGCGGCGGCATCGGGCGGTGTGCTCACCGCGAACGCGATCAGCAATGGCACTGGCACCGCTGCGGCAGGCGCAGGTAAAACGGCGTCGTGGTATCGCCTGCGCACATCGGGTGGCACCGCCGTCGTAGACGGCAGTGTCGGCACGAGCGGATGCGATCTGAATCTCACGAGCACGACAATCGCGCAGGGCCAGACCGTCAGCGTCTCGTCGAGCACCTACACGAACGGCCAATAATCGGCCGCACAGGCGGCTGCAATGGGCACTCTCACCGGTTCGAACTCGGTTCTGGCCGGCACCGAGACATTCAACCTCTCGTCGCCGGCCCAGACCGACTGGATTCAGTTTCCGCAGTCTGCAACGTCAGTCAACCGGAAATCGGGCGGCGGCTCGACGATCGGCCTGCCGACCACGATCGGATCGGGCGTCACCTTCACGGGCTACACTGACGGCCCGAAGATGACGTGGACGGATGGCACGCCCACGGCATCAGCGACGGCGCTCGCGGGTGGCATCTACGCCGACAACACGACCGCGACCGGGCAGGGCATTCAGATCGTTCTGCCCGCCGACACGACGCCGCGCACGCTCACGATCTACTGGGCGGCATATTCAAGCGCCTGCACTCTGACCGCAACGCTTTCGGACGGCAGCGCGACCGCCTATACGGTGTCGCCGGGAACGACCGGCAGCGGCAATCAGAAGTTCTACGCGACGACGATCACTTGGGCGGCTAACTCTGCCTCTCAAACGCTGACGATCAAGTTGACGATAACGACGAATGTCGGTTCGTCGTTCAACGTCATGCTGCACGCGGTGAAGTATCTCGGCAGCGCGCCGACGGCGATCACCGGCTTCGGCGCGGGCACCTCGAGCAAGTCGACGGGCGCCGCATCGGGCGGCGTGAACACGTCAGGCGCGGCGGCCGGGACGCAGGCGGTAGGCGGGGCGAGCGCCTCGGGCGGCATTAGCACGAGCGGCAGCGCAGCAGCGACACAGGCGCCGGGCGCGAGCGCAGTAAGCGGCGACGTCTCAAACGCGGGCACGGCGAGCGCCACGCAAGCGCCAGGCGCGGGCGCGGCATCGGGCGGCGTCTCGCTGTCGGGCGCGGCCGCTTCGACCAACTCGGGCAGCGCGGCGGCAAGTGGCGAAGTGTCGGTGAGCGGCGGCGCAGCCGGCACGCAGCAGCCGAACAGCGCGTCCGCGAGCGGGCAGGTCGGTGCGGCTCCGATCTCGGGCACCGCGGCATCGACGAATCAGGGCACGGCGAGCGCAACGGGATCGATCAGCGTCTCGGGCAGCGCGTCAGCAACGCAGGCATCGAATACCGGCGCGGCGTCAGGGCAGATAGGCACACCGCCGATCAGCGGCGAGGCAGCCGCGACAGCAGCGACGACTTTCGGCACAGCGGTCGGCGCCGTGAGCGTTGGCGGAAGCGCGGCGGCTGCGCAATCGCCTCAACGTGCAGATGCTAGCGGGGCGTTGACTTCGACCGGCAGCGCGGCCAGCGCGCAGGCAGCAGGTATCGCCGCTGCGACCGGCATCGTCCTAGATTCGATTATTGGAAGTGCTGCGGCAATCCAAGCGCCGGGCCTCGGGAGCGCTGCCGGTCAAGGCGGAATAGTTGGAGTACCGATTCCGGTCCGCTATTCGATCACTTCGGAGTCCCGGACCTTCGTTGTCGCGAGTGAGACGCGGAGCACCGCCTTCGCCTCTGATACGCGACAGATCCGGATTGCGGCAGAAGGGCGGACGAGCGCAGTCGAAGCAGAGAAGCGCGTCATAGCCGTGCGAGTCGAACAGCCGGCATAACATCTTCGGAGCATCAAATGGCGTTTCCGTACGTTCCTTCGTTCATCAAGGATCCGCAGGCGGTTCTCGACTTTAACTGGGATTGGTCCGCGTGGCTGGGAGAAGGAGAAACCATCACCGAGAGGACCGTGACGGCTGATGCTGGTCTTACGATCAACTCGTCGAGCATCGCGGGCGGCGTCGTCTCTGCGTGGGTGGCCAGCGGCGTCGCTGGCACGACCTACATTGTCGCTTGCGCGATCACGACGTCGGCCGGGCGCACAGAGACGCGGCGCATTCAGATCGTGGTTCAGATGCGCTAGTCCTGCGGTGTCCGGCCGTCAAGTCAACCTATTTTTCCATCGTGCGGATTCCTTGACTCGAGTCCGCCGGAGATGAACTGGCAGTTGTGCGTAGGAAGTGGTTTCCAGTGTTTCGTGCTTTGCTGCGCGGCCCCAACGAAACGAGATAGCTGACCAGAGGAATTCTGTTCAGAATCGCAGTCAGCGCGTAGCTCGCGACGAGAGCCACCGCCGTGTATATGAATACAGATACCACGGCAGACCTAGTGGGGAAATATTGCCTCAATATCAAGAGAATCGGTTCATGGATCACATAGATACCGAGGGTCGAGGCGCCAAGCGCGGTCCAAAGCGGCTTCACGGCTACTTGATTGATTCTTTGGCGCATCGTGAAAAAGATCCCAAAGATGGCGACGCTCATGATTGCAATACCCGGGTCGTCATAGCCCGTAAAGAAGTGACCTCCCTGTTTGCCATTAATTCGGCCCAAAAAAATTGCGACTAGCGTGATTCCATAGCCCAAAACGAAGAGTGCGGACCAGAAAGCCGGTCTAAAGGTCTTCTCGTTGATGCGATGCGCCACAAGATAGCCGGCCGCGGTGAAGCCGAACCAGAGTCCATAGATTCGATGATCAAACGGTGGCCACCATTGCACTCCGGAAAAATCAGAAAGCAGGCGACAAAAGACCTCTAACGAGATCGCCGCGATCACATAGGTCGTGAGCCGCCGCGTTGAAACGTGGGAGACAATCACTGACAGAAATGGTGCGGCCATATAAACGCCCATGATTCGGTACATGTACCACAGCACAGGGTCTTTCTGGTTTCCGTTGGCTACATCTTTCAACATGGACAGCAGTTCGAAACTGTCGCCCCACAGATGTTGAGTGGTGAGCCGATACACTAGCTCCCAAACAATCACGACGAGAGCCATAAGGGCCGGCTTCACAAGCAAATACCGTGAAATCGATTCGTCCTTTGCTCGGGGAAGAATTAACGCTCCCGTGATCATGAAAAAGAGCGGAATGCAGGTTTTGATAATCGGTGTCAACAGGTGGACCGGTATCCACGTGGTGAGGTCGGCCACTCCACGGAATGGAGCAGTCGTATGAATCAGGATAACTTCAATAATCAGGATCGTTCTTAGAACATCAAGCCACAGATGCCGCTGAGTCGGTGTGCCCAT